AGGCCATCTTGAGAGACGTTGATTTAAGAAGGGGACCAAAGATAAGTGGGAACAACCGGGATGATACGGGAAGAACCCGGAAGACCACTTTGAAAATACTTTGCAGGGGATGTAAAGAAAAAACGGGCCAGAGACGGCCCGTTTTCTATTCGGCGAACATGTCGCCCTGGCGCCGCGCCAGTTCCTCCTGGCGCACCGTCTTCACGATCTTGTAAATCCACTGGAGGGAGACGCCGTACTTCCTCGCCAGCTCGCTATGGTTCGCCCCGGTGAAGTCGTCGTAAATCTGGCGATCACGCTGGGAGAGCTTGTACGAGAGCCCCATCGGGAAGTAGATGTTCTGCCCCCCCCAATGAGATGCCATTCGGTCTGCAATCTCACGGCCTACCTGCTCGGCTTTGTCCTTGTCCAGACCGGCGGTTTCGCGCAGGGCGACCGAGCACTGCTCGGCCAGATCGACCAGCAGTTCCGGCCCCTTACTCTTGAAATCGCCCTTCAATCGGGCGTCCTGAAATGCAGCGTCAGACATGGCTAGCTCCCTTTTTCAATACATCGTTCAAACTCTCCCAGGCAGAGTGCATAGGGTCGAAAGTCAGGCGCGAGAACGCCTTGTGCAGTAGTGCATTGAGATGCCCCCGATCTTCATCGGATAAAGGCAGCTCGGCCACGCGCGGGACCAGCGCTTTCACTGCGTCCGGCAGGAATCGCATCGCCCACTTCTTCATGGTTTCAATCAGGCGCTCGGCCTGCTCTCCGCTGATCCACTGGAGTGCATCAACACCGGCAATGCGCTTGACGTAGGCGGCCAGGGCCTCCTCGGAAGGGTTCTTGACCGCGCCAAGTTCATGCAAGAACAGCCAGATCGCACGGATTTTCTTGCTCGCGGCATCCTGAGCAAGGGGGCGCGAAGGCTTGGCCTTGACGACCTTCGGCTTGGCGGGTTTGCCCTTGGAGCGGACTTTGAATCCGCTCCGCTTGAGGTGTTCCAAAACCTGCTCCAGTTCTGGAACGGTCAAATCTGACGACGATTCCTTCCTTCCAAAGCGCTGCAGGATGGATCGGTAAGTGTCATCGTCCAGGGACAAGTCACGCTTGGCCACATGGATCAAGCGGATCAAGCGCTGGCGGTTGGAAGGCTGCATCGTTGTCTCCTGGAAAAACCATCTCCCGAAGCCGCCCGCGAGGGCGAGCGGCTTGAGGCGAGGGTTTAGGCGGCAGCCGCGTCCTTGAGGGCCTTGGCCGGGGAGAACTTCGGTGCCCGTTTGGCCGCGATCTGGATGGTCTCGCCGGTCTTCGGGTTGCGGCCGGTCTTGGCGGCCCGCTGGGCGCTGCCGAACTTGCCCAGGTCGGTGATGGCCAGCTCATTGCCGGCACGCACCGTGTCCAGGATCGTGGTCGTCAGCGCGTTCAGCACGGACTCGGCTTGCTTGTTGGATACATCCGCGTGGGCGGCCAGGTGCTTGATGAGTTCTTGCTTGTTCACGGTCTTTCCCTTCGTCACGACTGGTTGGAGGTAGGAACTTCAGATTGCGACGGCATGGCCGCCCCTAGTGCTGCATCGACGCGCTGGAGCGGCGCGGCGGCTTGCTCTGCTTGCCGCACCATTGCGTCAAAAAGAGCCTGCGCGGCCGATCCGGTTGCCCGGATCGTGGTGCCGTTGCGGCTACGTTTAACGGTGACAGTGCCCGTTGAGGTCTTGGCCATGTCACACTCCCGCCACGTCGAGACTTATCGGCTGATACTGGTCGGTGTCGCCGATGCGCTCATAGATGCGGATATAGGGCTTGCTGCCGGCCACCTGGACGCTGTCGGCGATCGCCTGCATGGCGCGCAGCCACTTCTCGTCGCTGATGTTCAGGCGCTTCAGGCCGAGCACGCGGGCGGTGTTGATCTTTCCTTCCTTGTTCACCTGGAAGGCGTCGTTGATCAGCGCCTTGATCTCGTCGCGGCTGCCTTCGGTCCAGGTCTGGATGCACTCGTCGATCAGCTGCTTGGCCGCCTGCAGGCGCTCGTCGAACACCAGGTGCTCCTGAATCTGCCGGACGATCTTGAAGCGGCCATCGAACGACAACAGCGTGACGTTGCCTTTCACGCCGCCGAGCTTGACGCCGTACTGCTCGCCCGACATCTCGACGAAAGCGCCAATGTCGCCGAACGCCTTGGTCTTGAAATCGGCCAAGATGGCCGAGGCCGCCTTCGCCTTGCCGACCAGCTCGCGCACCAGTTCATCGCGTGCCTTGTCGATCGGCTTGACCATGTTCTCGGGGATTAAGCGCCCCTCGCCGTCTCGCCAGTAACCGGCTGGTATGGTGTTGTCCATGTCCTACTCCTTGAATGATTGAGTGATGCTCTTTGCTTGGCCCAGCGTCTTCATAATTTCCTGAATCCGGGCCACGTTCTTCTTGCGCTCCTCCTTGCTGATCGGTGGAGGCGGTAGGGCCGGCGGCGGGTCGCGGTTCCCGAGGTTGTCCAGGAACACCTTCGGCGGTGGCCAGCGGTCACAGATGCGGTACAGCGTGCGGAAAGCCCGGCGGATGCGTTCGGCGTCTGCCTGCTCGTTCCAGGTCACGGCCTGGCATTCGATCGCGGCCAACCAGACATCCAGCGTCAGCGTCACGCTGTCGTCAGCAGGCGCACCAGCCAGGCGCAGGGCGATCAACCCTTGCAGGCCGCGTGCAATCTCGCGTTCGAGCCACTTCTCAACCACGTGCGCGATCCTCCAGGGCGGCGATCGCCGACAGGGTCTTGGACGGCGTCTTGGCCAGCGCCTGGCGCGGATCGCCACTGGTCACCATCTGGCCGGCCTGCGGCCTCCAGTTGCTGATCACTTCGTAGAGCCAGCCGTGACTCTTGAGCGGCAGGGTCAGCCGGCCAGCGTCGCGGGCGGCGAGCGCCTGTTCGATCGCCCACACCCATGCCTCCAGCGGCGCGTCATGCACCTGGCCGTTGCGGCTGATCCGCTGGGCCTGCAGGTCGGGCAGCAGATCGCCGATCAGGCGTGCCACGCGATCCATCGTCAGCTCGCGCGACTCCGGGCGGAACAGCGCCAAGTAGCGGACCAATGCAGACCCGAGCGCGCCGGAGAGCTTGAAGGCCGCCGTCAGCGCCTCGCGGGCGCCGTCGTGGGCGATCAGGGCGTCGAGCGACAAGGTCGCGCCGCAGCTCGGGCAGCGGGTTCGCATCAGCACTCCTCCCAGGCGACCGTCACGCCCTGGAACTCGGTGAAACCCAACTTCTTGCCGGCCTCGGTGCGCCACTGGCGGCCGCGCGAGCGGTCCAGCAGCGGGCCGATGGATGCCTGGCGGTCGCGGTCGATCCGCACCTCGGGCTTGCTGCCGCGCACCGGAAACAGCGTCTGTGCCACCACGCGGTAGCCCATGTCGCGCAGGGTGCGGACGGCCGCATTCATGGCGCCCAGTCGATCCACCAGGCCGGCGTTGAGCACGCGGCAGGCGCTCTCTTGGGCGACCACGGCGGGCGGCTGGACGATCTTCAGCAGCGCGCCCATGTCACACCCCCTTCACCACGTCGGCGGTCACGGTCGGCACGCCGATCTCGGCGGCCAGGTTCATGCACGCGGTCAAGAGGTTGCCTACGGCCAGCGGGTACAGCAGCGACACCGTCTCCGGGCGCTCGCGCCGGTTGCTGGTGATCGTCAGCTTGGCGCGCAGGGCGTCGATGCCGCTGGGGTCGATCACCTCGCCGATCGGTTTGCCCAGGCGGTCGAACTTAAACTTCAGGTACTCGTCGAGGCGTCCGCCGTCGAGCGGCGCCAGTTCCACCATCTCGCAGCGCTGCACCACCTCGCGCACGTCCTGGTTGCGCTCTGACAGCTTGGCCTTCAGCTCGGGCTGGCCGATCAGGATGATCGACAGCAGCTTCTTGAAGCCCAGCTCCAGCTCGAAGAAGCGCTTCAGGTGCTTGATGGTCGGGATCGGAAGCGAGTGCGCTTCGTCGATCACCAGGCAATGACGGTAACCGGCGGCATGACTCTCCTTGAGGGCTTTATGCAACTGCGCGAAGCGCGCCTCGGGGCTCGACCTCGGCTTTTCCAACGGTGCGACGGCGGCCATGATCGCTTCGGCGATGTGCGTCGCCTTCAGGGTCTTGCCGCGCTGGTCGTTGTCCTCCATTGCCAGGACGTAGGGCTTGATCAGCAAGATGGGCTGGTTCTCGCGGACGATGCGGTCTTCCAGATCTCGCATCAGCGTGGTCTTGCCCGCGCCGCTCTCGGCCACTACGGCGAGCAAGCCGCCATGTTTCGCGGTCTGGAACATCCCCTCGCGCACGTACCGGATGTCCGGGCTGACGTACATGTCATCAACGGACTGGATGTCGTCCGCGAACGGGTCGCGGAACAGACCGAAGTGCTTGCGGGTGGCTGGATAAAGGGCTTGTTTGCGCAGTAACATGGATTCCTCCTGGTTGGACTCAGTAGCGGTTTTCGACGGGGAGACCGAGCGGGCTGCGTTGGCGCGCGGCTTGCTCACCTTTGCTTCGAGCACACTGGCCAGATCGGCCGGGTCGGCGCCGATCTCGGCGAGGAAGGCGCTGATGCGGCTGCGCATATCAGCCTGGTCGGCTTCCTCGAACGCGGTGGCCACATCGCCGGCATCCGCGCCGGCAGCCACCAGAAACTCACGAATGCGCGCCTGCAGCTCGACCTGGTCCAGACTCTTTGGCCACTCGCCGTGGTTGACGATCTGCGCCACGGTCGCCTGCGAGACGTTCAACGCCTTGGCCAGATCGGCCTGCTTGCAGCCGGCCTTCTGGAGCACGTTTTTCAGCTTCAACATCACTCACCTCCTGCCGCCCGCACGAGCGTGAGCGGCTTGTGTGCGCCCGTGCGCGGGCCGGTCAGCTCGGCGACGATCGCGTCGAGCTGGTCTGGGGGCACGCCGTCCGGGTAGCGCTGCTGCAGCCAGCGGAAGCGGTCGGCGGTCCATTCGCCACCGCCAGACTCGACCCTCTGCTTGATCTGCTTGGCGGCCTCCACCAGCGACATCGGCGGCAGTTCAACCTTCGGCGCCACCAGGTCGTGGGCGGTGCCACGGCGCGGCAGGTAGGTCGGCAGCGTGGCGTCGTCGAGGTGCTTATAGGGGTCGATCCGGCCGCCAAACGGCAGCGCCTTGGCCTTGCGGGCCGCTTCGGCAGCCGCCTGGCTGTCGGTGCCCGTCACGATCTGCTCGATGTCCTTCAGGGCAGTCTGAGCGGGAGTGTCGGCATGGCGCTTGTGGCTTTCGCCAATGCGTGCCGCGTCTGTACTGAAGCCGAACTCGGTCTTCTGCACTTCGCTCACCACATGGAAGACTTCGTGCCCGTCTTCGCCCACCAGCACCACTTGAGCCGCGTCGTCGCGCCAAGGATTGCGGGTCACCATCACCTTCTCGCCGACCATGACACCGGGCACCGTCGAGACGTCGTACTCGCGTCCCTGGAAGGACACGCGCAGCTTCGGGGAAACCTTGCGGCTTTCCGGGGTGGCGACGGCCAGTTCGCGGCAGACCTCAATCGACGGAGCCTTGATCAGCTGGTCGGCACGGATTGCCATCCACGCCTGGCTGCGCGTCATGCCGTGGCGGCGATGCTCGGCGGTGGCGTTGAAGTGGCTGCGCCACTTCGTGGCCAGGGCGTTCAGTTCATCCAGGCTGTTGACCGGCTGGAACTTGAGGCCCGGCTCGAACTTGCGCTCGATGATGTTGCGGGCGTTTTCCACCTGGCCGGTGGCGCGGGCGTTGCCGGCCTTGTGGGCGATGATCTCGATCCCCAGGGCGCGGCACAGGTTGCGCGTCATGCTGGCCATGCCTGCGGAGCCGGGGTCCATGAAAAGCACCTTTGGGACACCGTGCAGCAGGTCGTGGCCGCCGCGCTCCTGCATGGCGTTGATCAGCACCGTGCAGAGGTTCTCACCCGACTCGGCGCCCATGACGTACTCGACGTAAATCCAGCCGCTGGCGTGATCGGTAATCTCATACGACCAGACCCGGTCGGCCGCGATGCGGGCGACATTCTTCGGCTTGTTCTTATAGAACTCTTCGGCATCCATCACCCGCAGACCGTTGGCGCGTGCATCAGCGGATGGCTTCAGGTAGTACAGGACGCAGAGGCTCGCGTCGATCTGCCACACGTGGTTCGGATGGTCGCTGGCCAGCTCGGTCACCGGCGCCGGGGCCAGTAGCTGGTCGGGGTGCAGACCGTACATGCGCAGGGCGCGGTGGATGGTGCTTTCCGACAGCGGGCGCAGCTCGCCGGTCGCGGTGTCGAGGTACTCGGCCCGGATCATCCCGTTGGCGCGCAAGGTCTCGACCGCATCGGCCACCGAGTAGAGGCGCTTGCCGTTCTTCCGGGTGGACTCCATCAGCACGGCGGAAATCAGCATCGCCTCGTCGCGGGTCAAGGCGCTCTGCCCGGCATCGGAGCGGCGTTTGCGTTGGGCCATGACAGCTACCTCCTTCAGCTTCTTCATCAGCGTGGCGCGAGACATGCGCAGGTCGCGGCAGGCTGCGTCGTAGATGGCCCCCTTGCCGCCG